TGCTATACTATTACTATAGTTATATATATATATTAATTGTCATTAGGAGTTAATAAAAGGTTAATAAAAGGTAGTACTAATTGGTATTAATAGCTATTAAAGGTGTCGATAGCTATTATTAATTTTAATGACACCATTTATGAGGAAATATTATGGCAGTAGCAATCGGTGAAGCGTTATACCCGGCTCTTTTTGAACCAAAGGTAGATAAATATACACCAATGCCCGGAGTTTATTCAATAGACTTAAAGGTAACTGATGAAGAAAGAGATAGACTTATAGAGTCTGGACTAAAACCTAAACAAAAAGATGCGAATGTCTTTGTGTTTAAGCGTAAGCCTATGACCGCTAAAGGTAACACAATGCCTGCTCCTAAGGTAGTAGACGAGCACAAGCATGGCTGGGATAGTACAGTAAAGATTGGTAATGGTTCAAGGGTTAAGGTAGCCTATGACACCTACGAGCATCAAGCAACCGACAAGTTTGGTCTTGGTAAATCTCTATCAGCAGTACAGGTTATGGAACTAGTAGCCTATGCAGGTGGTAGTGATGGACTGGACGAGTTCGATGCAGTTGTTAGCACAGTAGAGGCTGTTGAAGAGTTCTAACATGGTATAACATGTTATACACAGGGTAAAGTAGCCTTAGCATCTACGCCCTACACTTCCTGAGTATGAAGTTAAACTGCTCACTTTTTTTAATGGGATAGATTATGAATCATGATGAACAACAAGGCACCTTTATACAGCACGAAGCATGCCCAGAATGTGGCAGTAAGGATAACCTAGCTAGGTATTCCACTGGTCAGGGGTATTGTTTTGGTTGCAGTTATTGGGAAGCACCAACAGGTGAAGGTAGAGTTGAAGCAAAGATAACAACGGAGGTTACAAGCAAGATGGAATTATTTACAGGTAATAGTGGTGCCATAGTAGACAGAGGTATCAACTCAGATGTAGTAAAGAAGTATGGTGTTACCCTACAGTACGGAGAGGATGGCTTAATTAAAAAGCATTGCTATCCCTACCACAATGTAGATGGTGAACACATAGGTAATAAAGTTAGAACAACTGACACCAAAGACTTTATGTATGATGGTAACAGTAAGGATGTAGGATTGTTTGGCGAGAATGTATTCAAGGGTGGTGGTAAGTACATCACAGTATGCGAGGGTGAGTTAGATGCAATGAGTGTTCACCAAATGTTTGGTAACAAGTATGCATCAGTCAGTCTACGCACTGGTTCTAAGGGTGCAAAGAATGACATCAAGCGTAGCCTTGAGTACCTTGAAACCTTTGATGCAGTAGTGCTATGCTTTGATAATGACAAGGCAGGCAAGGAAGCAGTCAAGAGTGTGGTAGATTTGTTCTCACCTAACAAAGTTAAGGTGTGTGACATGCCCCTCAAGGATGCCAACGAGATGTTACTAGCAGGTAACATAGCTGCATTCACTAGAGCATGGTGGGATGCTAAGTCCTACAGACCTGATGGAATAATAGCAGGTGAGGACACGTGGGATATATTAATGAACAAGGATAAAATTGATTCTATTGATTACCCTTGGCTTGGACTCAACGAGTTAACCCATGGCTTTAGACAGAATGAGTTAGTAACTATCACTAGTGGTGCTGGTATGGGTAAATCTCAGATGGTCAGAGAGCTAGAGCATTACTTACTCAATGCAACGGAAGATAACATAGGCATCCTAGCACTGGAGGAGATTTCAGAAATCACTACTCTAGGTATTATGTCTATTGAAGCTAACCTTCCTTTACATTTACACCGCAAAACAATAAGTGACACTGAGCTTAAAGGATATTGGGATAAGACCTTAGGTAAAAAAATCAATGGTAACTCTCGTGTGTTTATGTATGACCACTTCGGTAGTACCAACGAGGACAACTTGCTTAGTAAGGTTAGGTACTTAGCCAAAGGTTTAGACTGTAAGTGGATTGTGTTAGACCACCTGTCCATTGTAGTCAGTGACCAAGAGGTTCAAGATGAACGCAAGGCAATTGATAGTATCATGACCAAGCTAAGACAGCTCGTACAGGAAACAGGCATAGGCTTATTCCTTGTATCTCATTTACGTAGACCAATGGGTAAGGGTCATGAAGAAGGTGGCCAGATTAGCTTGTCAGAGCTTCGTGGTTCAGCTTCAATTGCACAGCTATCCGACATGGTGATAGGACTAGAGCGTAACCAACAGGCTGATGACCCTCGTGTACGCAACACTACTATAGTTCGTGTACTAAAGAATAGGTTCAGTGGACTGACTGGTCCTGCTTGTTCCTTGTATTACAATAAAGATACTGGTAGAATGAAGGAGTCAGATGAACTCGGAGAATTTTAATGAAGCAAATTATAGTAGACATAGAAGCGAATGGCCTAAGGCCGGACACTATATGGTGCATAGTAGCAAAGGAGGTAGAGTATGGAACAAGTAACACATTTATTGGCGATGATGTTTTTAAGTTTGCTGATTGGGTACACGATACTGGCATTACTCACATTTGCGGTCATAATATTATTGGATATGATTTACCCGTTATGGAGAAAATTACGGGATTCAAATGGGAAGGACCTGTTCAAGATACGCTAGTCATGTCAAGGTTAGGGCAACCTAACAGAGATGGCGGTCATTCATTAGCTTCGTGGGGTGAACGACTAGGCTTTGAGAAGGGTGACCACAGTGAGTGGGGTGAGTTCTCTTGGAAGATGGTCGAGTATTGTAAGCGTGATGTCGAGCTGACTGCTAAAGTTTATGAAGCATTAAGCAGAGAGCTGTCCGCTTTCAGGAAGGAGAGCATAGACCTTGAGCATGACGTGGCTAGGATAATACACAAGCAAGTAGAGAATGGTTGGACTCTTGATGAGCGTGGTTCTAATCTACTACTCGGTGAGCTTCGAGAGAAGTTACACAATGTAGAGGTTGATGTGCGTAATACATTCAAGCCATTGCCTGTGTGGATTCCAGCTAACCATCCTCAAGACAAGAAGTATAATGTAGATGGCTCAACATCCAAACGATACCTAGCACAGATAGATAAGGGTGCTCATTGGAGAGATGGTGAGTGGGGCTATAACATATTCCCTCAGTTTAACTTAGGCAGTAGGCAACAGATAGGTAGGTACCTCCAGCACTTCGGATGGAAACCTAAACAGTTTACTGAGAAGGGTAGTGTTATTGTTAACGAGAGTGTACTTAGTGGTGTTAAGATACCACAGGCACAACAGATAGCCGAGTACCTTATGTTACAGAAACGTGTAGCACAGGTGCAGAGTTGGGTAGATGCTCTTGAGATTGATGGTAGAGTGCGTGGCTATGTCAATACTATAGGTGCTGTTACTGGTCGTATGACACACAGTAAGCCTAACATGGCACAGGTTCCTGCTTCCTATTCACCTTATGGTAAGGAGTGTAGAAGTTTATGGACTGTACCTCATGGCTATTGGTTAGTAGGTTGTGATGCTAGTGGCCTTGAGTTACGGATGCTCGCCCACTATATGAATGATGATACATACACCAATGAGATACTGACTGGTGACATTCATACTGCCAATCAATTGTCTGCTGGTCTTGATACTCGTGACCAAGCCAAGACTTTCATCTATGCTTTCCTTTATGGTGCAGGTGACGAGAAGATTGGTAGCATACTAGGCGGTGGTTCCGGTATAGGTAAGAAAGTTAAGAGGAAGTTTCTTGATAACACACCTGCTCTCAAGTCCTTACGTGAGCGTGTAGCTACAGCATCTAAGCGTGGCTACCTCATAGGATTAGATGGTAGGAGAATACATGTACGTTCAGAGCATTCAGCTCTCAACACTTTACTTCAAGGAGCAGGTGCAATTATTATGAAAAAAGCACTTGTATTATTAAATAACTATGCTATACTAAAGGGTATAGATTACAAATTTATAGGAAATATACATGATGAAATACAAACAGAAGTCCATGAATCAGATGCTAAAGTTTTCGGTGAGATTGCTGTCAAGGCGATTCAAGAAGCTGGTAAAGAGCTTAACTTAAACTGTCCGTTGGATGGTGAATATAAGATAGGAGAGAACTGGAATGCAACCCATTGATAATGTAAACCCAAGCCACTACAGGCAGGGAAAGATAGAAGTTATAGACTTTATATTGGACCAGAAGATGGACTATCTTACTGCTTCAGCTATGAAATATTTATGTAGACATGCACACAAGCATGGAGGTGAGGGCCAGATAGATGACCTTCGTAAAGCGAGATGGTTCATCGAGAAAATCATTGAGCATAAACTGGGAGAAGAGAAATGAGTAAGATTGATAACTTAGTTCAAGACATATACGACCTAGCGGAAACAAAGAGTCATCCTGCTAGGGTACCGAGTGAGCAAATCTTTAAAGACTTTGGTTCCAACATGGAAACAATCATGAGAGAGTGGCTGTACCCTAAGGACTATAGTGGTGGTACATTAAGGATGTCTAACATTGGACACCCTGATAGAAAGCTGTGGTTCAAGCACAGAAGGAAAGAGTTCAAAGGTGAAACACTAAAGGCTCATACTTTAATTAAGTTTCTTTATGGTCACTTGATTGAAGAGATGCTACTAGC